GTTCCTTTAAAAAAAGCCCGCTGATGAGGCGGGCTGGTGGCTAATTAAGGCAAGGTGCCTTTCACGAAGGCCTGAGGCCTATAAACGGCCAGGCCGAGGCGCTCTTCGATCAAAATCACGACCATGTTTTTCAGAAAGTCATCCTCGGACTCGGTGGCCACCTGCACATTGGCCTGCTGGCGGTCAAACACCTGTGCGCCCAACTTGAAGGCGCCGACCAGGAAACTGCCCAGCGTCATGCTCAGGCTGCTGACGACCGGCCGCGCCCACAGCGTGGGCTGTGCCAGCGACTGCGGATTGGCAAAAATGTATTCGCCGGTGCTTGATTTCGTCAGCTCGATGGAGGCCCAGTCAGCCGGATTGAGCACAATGCCAGTCGGCGGGAATAGCGCAATTTCGGCCTGCAGCAGCGCCAGGCGCAGCACGTCAATACGCGTGGGCGTCAGCACCACAATGGGCGCGACATAGGCGGTGGCCTGGGTGTAAATACCGTTGAGGTTGTTGCCGATGCCAGAGCCATTGAGCAGCTGCGCCTCCTCGGCAAAGTCGAGCATGTAGCGCAGGCGGTAGTCGATGTAGCTTTGCAGCATGGCGGCATCGGCCAGAATCTCGGTGGACGCCTTGACGTAGGTTGCAATCTTGACGACGGCGCTGGCGATCAGGGCGAAGCTGATGTCGGACTTGGGCTTGGCCGCGCCCTCCAGCACGGTGGCGGCCAGATTCTGATACCCCGTCTCACGCACGTACTGGATCAGCGGGCTGCCGGTGGTGCCGGGCGTGATCAGGTCGCGTACCGTCATGCGGCGGTCAGGCTGGCCGACAATGCCGGGCAGGCGCAGGGGCGCGATGGCGGTGCCGGCGCTGCCGGCGCCGCTGGTGATGTCAACCACGGCCTTGATGGGGAAATTGAAGTCGCGGCGGTAGTTGCCGGCGGCAACGAAGGCCTTGAATTCGGCGGAATCGACCATCTGCCGGCCTGGCGTCATGGTCGCGCCCAGGCCCTGCAGGTTGACGCTGCGCACCAGCTGCTTTTGCTCGACTTCCTGCAGCCGGGCCTGCAGCTCGCCCTGCTTGACCAGCAGGCCGTCGACGATTTCCTTGGACTTGGCGGTCATATCGCCGGCCTTTTTGGCTTCGGCCAGGGCTTTCTCGCCGGCCTCCCTGACTTGGTCGCTGATCTTGTCGAGGGCGGCCTTGATCTCTGCATTGACTGGTTCGTCTGACATTTCGTTTTTTCCTTCTTTCCCGTTTTGGGAATAAAAAAAGCCGCTTGAAAAAGCGGCTGGGTTGAGTACGGCGGGACTGGGTTTACGGCAGCTTGAAGTTCCATTGCTTCAAAAGCTGCAGCGCATCGGCCGGGTTGCCACCGGACTCACTCCGGGAAAGCAGTTTGCTCAGGCCATGGCCGGCGACAACCGTGGCCTGAGATTTAGAAAAACCGCCTGCCTCGCGCAGGAAGTTTTCAAATTCGGGAAGTGTGGGCAGGCGCCCGCTTTTGACCAGCTGGTCGAATGACTTGACGGTGTCAATCCGCGCCTGGTCGTTAGCGGGGAAAGTGACGATGCTGGTCTCGACCAGATCGAGCTTGGTCAGCGTGCGGATGCGCTCTTTTTCGTCATAGCTGTCAGAGCGCACGTAGTAGCCAATCGACAGGCCGTTGACGACGCCGGCCTTGATCAGGGCGTAGGTCTCTTTGGCCTGGGCGATGTCGTCAATCATGAGCTGGCCTTCCATGTAGAGGCCGGTGTCGTCTTCACGCACCACGTCGTATTTGCCCAGCGGCTCGCTGCTGCGGTGCTGCCACAAAATGGGCAGGACCATGCCTTTTTCTTTTCGGGTCTTGAGGCTTTCCTTGAAAGCGCCGGGCGCGACGATTTCTCTGTACGAGTCCATATTGCCAAACTTGCTGCCGTAGCCGGTGAAGCGGCCGGCAAGGCCGGTGGCTTTTAACTCGAATGTGAATTCAAGGTCTTTGATTTCCAGTTTCAAAATAGCGCTCCTTCGGGTTGCGTGGCGGGCGCGGGTTCGGCCTCAAACATTTTGCATTTACGGGCAAAGCCTGACGATGGAAACTGCCATATTTCCATGCGGGCGCAGCCGACAAAACCGAGCGCGACCATGCGCTCCAGCGTCTTTTTTCCTTCGAGCTGGACGTGCCTGCAGTCGGTGCAGCAGCGCGGCTTTTCATTGGGCATCGCCAGCCTCCAGTGAGGTCTTGCGCACTTTGTACTGGTCCAGCCACACCAGCGCATCGGCCAGCGTGTCAAAGTCCGACTCAAAGCAGTTTTTGGTACAAAAATAGCGCGAGATCGGCAGGCCGGGCTGGCGCACGCGGTAAAAATCAAAGCCATCATTTTTAAATAAGGCGCGCACGGTTTCAAAGCGTTTAGCAGCGGCCACCAGGTAATTACGCGTTGCTGTCTGTTGGCTCACGATGATTCAAATCCAGCCAGGTAAGCGCGGCATTTTTGGCGGCGTTGGCGGCGGCGTTGCTGCCTTTGTTCATATCTTCAATATTTATTTGCGCACTTTGGACGCGCAAAACCGCGGCATTGCCGCCCATGGGTGGCAGGTTTTCTTTGCCCCGGCATTCGTCTGAGGTCATAAGGCCATTCGATGTCATGGCGGTATAAAACGCGGCGCGTACAGCGGTATTGCCGCGCAGCAACCCGTCAAAATTAAACTCAGCGCTTACCGTGGGGCGCTCGGCCACCGGCAGTAGCGCCATACGGGCGCTTTGCTCAATGCGCACGGCCAGCGGGCGCAGCGTCATGGTCACCAGCCACAACATTTTTTCTTCCAGGCCCGTGCCCCAATTGCTGTCTTTGCTGCCGTGACCGACCAGCGCGGGATCTGTGCGAAACCACCTGCATATCTCGCTAATCTGAAACTCGCGTGTGGATAGCAGCTCGGCATCCTGCGGGTTCATGGTCAGCTGTTTGTAGTCGGCGCCCTTTTCCAATACAAACACGCCGCCGCCTTCGCTGACGGTTTTAACGTGGGCGCGGATCTCATCGCGCTGGGTACCCTTGAGCACCGCGTCCACCGTCACCAGGCCGCTGGATTTCATGCCGTTGACAAAGGTGTTGGCGCTGGCCTCGTCAGCGGCCATGGCGCCGCCAAAAATATTGGCGCCCATGGCGATTGGCGAGATTGCCGTGAAGCCATCGAGCGTAAAAAACGGGGTACGCCACATGGCCGCTTCGGGGATGATGCGCGTCTCTCGGCTGACGGGGTCGTTGTAATACCAGGTCACGCTGCCGTCTGTCTCGCGCCAGTACATGACGTGGTCGGGCTGTAAAAACTCTATGCCGACCAACTGTGCGCCGTTGTAGTGCTTCTCGGCATACCCGACGCCCCACAGCAGCAGGCTGGCGATGTAGCACTGCCAGAACACGGCGGCCGTCATGGTGGTATTGGGCTGCGTGTGCAGCAGGCCGTACAGGCTGTGCTGGGTATCGGACACCTTGGCGCCGCTGGCGGCCTGCCGCAAAACATTGAATGGCAGGGTTGAAAGCGTCTCTGAAATTAGCCGCACACAGGCCCAGGCGGCACTGAGCTGCAGGGCGGAATTGACCGTTACCGACTTGCCGCTGAAGTTATTGCCTCTGTACCAGGATGACCAGAACGCGCCGTCGCCCAAGCCTATCGCGCGCCCCATCCAGCCAGCCAGGCCGCCGGCGATGGTGCCGGCAATGGCGGACTTGACGCGGGCCGGCAGCGCCTGGCGGGCGCTGATGCGCCCGAGCTGGTTCCCGTCGGGCATTTGGTACGACATCAGGGCCTTTCTTTTTTATCCGGTGGCCAAAAAAAGAGCCCGCTCAAAGGCGGGCTCTAACTACGGACCACCGCGAAATTTTTAAACGATGATGGGGTTAGCCAGGAATTCATCCAGGCTGAAACCGTGTTCTTTGTTCAGCATGGCCCGGCCCATAGCTAGAATCAGCGCGACTGCGGCGTCAATCTTGGTTTCTGCACGCTGTTTTCTCGGAAAAATCCGCTCGTAGCGGTCGGGATAGACCTCTACATTGCTCAACATCCAGATAAACGCACGATTGCCGTCATGGTGAAAGCGGCCGTCTTCGACCAGCGCTTGAATGTGCTTCATGGGCTCGCTCAGGTAGCGTAATTGCATGGGCACGTCGATCACGGTGAAGCCCTGCTCCATCAAACTGGGCGCCATCTCGCGTGCGCCCCAGGCGTCCAGCGCGACCTCGCTGACTACAAACTTTTCAGCGTCGGCTATCAGCTCTTCCTCAATTTGTTTGAGGTTGATCATGTTGCCGACGGTGGCGGTCATCTCACCGCGCGTCACCCAGTCCTGGTAGTGGGCGTTTTCTGGCGTGTCCACGGCGGACTGGGGCACATAATTTTTGCTGAAGGCGTAGTAGTGGTACTGGCCTTCGATCTCTTTTCGGAACAGCTTGACGCGGCTGGCGATATCAATTTTGGATGCCAGATCGAGGCCGTCCCAACACGTTTCGCCAGCAAAATCATCCAGACTAAGCGCTTCGTC